CATCTCACCATCAATGCGTCCGAACCCATCCGGCAACGCATTCTCTCCCTCCGAGAGGCCGCAGCCCGCAAGACCGCATGATCTCCCAGAGCCCGTATTTTTGCAACGTTAGGGTTTCCACAGTTCGCGTAGCCACCCCAGATATAAAATGCGCGGCCGGGCAGCAGCACGCGGGCGATGTTGCCGAACCACGCGAGCAGCAACCGGTCGAATTCGTCGTCCGACACGAAGTCGTTGGCCAGCGGGCGATCCTTGGCCCGCATCTTTTTCTGGGTGGGCTTCGCCTTCTCCGGGTGCCGAGCGAGGTCGAACTTCTGGTGATGCTCGTTGCCGACCTTGGTTTTGCCGCGGGCGATGTCGAACGCGGCATTCCCCTGTCCCGCTTTCAGTTTCTTGGCGGCCGGATCGTTGGCGTTTGCGAATGAACTCAGCCCGGCCGCGATGGCGTTGTTGCTGCGCGGCTCCACCTTCACGTTGTACGGCGGGTCGGTGTTAACCAGATGAATCTCCACGCCGTCCAGCAGGCGATCGACATCCGCCGCGCTGCTCGAATCGCCGCACAGCAGTCGATGGCCACTGAGGATCCACAGGTCGCCCGGTTGCGTGATCGCTTCGTCGGGCGGGGCGGGGACTTCGTCGGGATCGGTCAATCCTTCCTGCACGCCGGGATTGAGCAGCTTGGCCAGTTCGTCCTGGTCGAAGCCGAGCAATTCCAGGTTAAAGTCCGCAGCTTGCAACTCGCCCAGTTCGATCGGCAGCAGGTCGTAGTTCCAGTCGGCCAGTTCCGCCGTCTTGTTGTCGGCGATGCGGTACGCCTTGACTTGTTCGGGCGTCAGGTCGGTGGCGACGACAACCGGGACTTCCGCCATGCCCAGTTTCTTCGCCGCCTTGTACCGCGTGTGGCCGGCGATGATGACGCCCTCGCCATCCACGACGATCGGCACCTTGAATCCGAACTCGCGGATCGACGCCGCCACCGCATCGACGGCCCCGTCGTTAACCCGCGGATTGTTTTCATACGGCTTGACCCGCTCGATGGGCCACATTTCGATCTTCATGCCACGTACCTCTCAGTTGTGATCTGGCTTCGGCCTTGGTCCACGTGAGCCACGACCTCGCGACAAATCTGAATGAATTCCTCGTTTGTAAGGGTTCCCTTTGCCCGGTTTACTGCTTCGTGCAGTACCTGGGCATTGGCGATGCAGTGTTCGCCACCGCGGGACACGGGAACGATGTGGTCCAGTGATGCGGTTTGCGGAATCAACTCCCTCCCTGTCAGGGCGCACCGATAGTCTTGCGAGCGGACGAGTTTGATCACTTCCTGGAGTGCGATAGGACGAACCGTCATTCCTTCACCGCCGTAAGAGATGGTCTGCGTTCGCGCCACCTCTTGTTCTTCAACAACGGAATGCCGTTGCGTGAAAAGCCAAGCGACATACTTGACAAAGTCGATGCGCCGCTTCTGGCCGAGCTGGTAACCCGCACGCATTCGATGGCGATACAGTTGGCGGTCGCAGATCACCGGTCCGAGTGGCGTTGAATTCAGCAGGCGCGTGAGTTCGCTCGGTCTGAGGCTGGAGAGATTCAGGTCCGCTTGCTCCGCGACACGTAACGCATCGGGTTCCTCGATCGTCTCCGTGCCCAGTCGTGCCACGTTCCGCGGTCGGCCTGTCCCTGGGCTCGTCTGTCCAGTGACGCTTTCATCTGCTTGGCCGCTTCTGCCCATGTGGAGATTCGTTTCCGATTCGCTTTGTGTAGCCGCACACGTTGACTTGCCCGGATTCGCCAAGACTGAAGCATCTTGTGAGCTGTCCGAAGCCACGGGTCCGCGAGCATCAATTGATTCCGCAAATCGGCTGTAAACCGTTCCATCATCCGGCGGCACGCTCGTTTCCATTTGTCATCACGCCTCATGAATCAGCCCTAGCGAACCCGAACCGGACCGGACAAACAAACTCTGCCTATAATGGCGTCCGTTCCCGCGGCCATCTCCGGCATGACTGGCCAGGGAGGAACCATGACGTAATGACGGAATGCTTGACGAAACTCCGCGCCGCAAGTCGTTGGCGGGACAGGGAGATAAGAAGAAGAGAGTAATTTCGTCATTTCATCATCATCTATCTTCTTCTTACACGTGCGCGCGCCACCTCTCTCCTGCTTAGGGAGGTACCCCAGGTGACGAAATGACGAAATTGCCGCCGGGCGACCGAAGACCGCTGCCCGCCGACACTTGCAACGATTCGTTCCGTCATTTCGTCCGTTTTGACGAAACGTTGATGAAATGAATGACGTAACTTTCATCGCACCACGTACCATGTCTTGGGGCGGCCCGGCCCGTTGGACTCGCTGCGGTCCTCGATCTGCCCGGTCGCCAGCAGGTTCTGCACAATCTCCTCGCGCAGCCGCACGCTCAGCGACTGCGTCCGGCGGCAGAGTTCATTCCGTCCGATCCGCCCGCCGGCTTGGCGAATGATCCGCAACACCTTCTTCTGCTGGGCATCGAACGATCCATCGGCAACCCACTGATTGGCCAGCATCAGCATCCGGCGCGTCAGATAGGTTGAGAGCTCGCATGCCCACTGAGCGGCCGGCTTATCGATTTGGAGCTGCTCGCGATTCGCAGAACAGGCATAGACGAGCGCCAGCCTACACGCCTTCTCTTCCACGCGCGCCCACAACGAGCGGGCCGCGAATGAGCCGGAGGTTAATTCGACGTCCACCGCCTCGGCCAAGTCGTCGAACACGGACTGCGCAGCGTCCGCCGCCTCGACGACGATTGGTTTGGGGTGCTCCTCGCGCAGATCACCGCCGTTGCGAAGCTCGCCCCACCAGCGGGCCGCCTCGATGGTCGAGGCGGGCGGCGGGCTCAACGGCACGCGCTGCCGCGCCGGTACATCGTGCGCCTCGAACGCCAGAAGGCGGGCAATGAAGCCGTCACTGAGACCCTCGGCGGTTAACGACTCGAAGAAGTGTTCGGGAACGGTGGTGCCGTACAGGCTGACGCACGGTTGATCGATCACCCGGCTGCGTTTCGGGTCGGCGTAGGCCTTGCCGCGAAACACGGTGTCGGCCGACGAATAGAATTTCATCAACGTGCCGATGACGTTGAACAGGTGCGGCGCCTTCTTCGGGTCGCCGATCGTCCGCAGGAAGCGGCCGAACTCGTCAACCTGAAACAACACGCCCGGTTGCTGCTCGACGGCGGCCACCAGGCCGGCGTCGCTGGCGATGTCTTCGTTTCCCTCCAGGTAGTCGACGCCGGCATGGAACAGGATGTTGCGGTTCACCTTCCGGCCGTGGTCCTTGCCGCGTCCCGAATCCGCGATCCCGATCACGTACAAGTTGGTGCGGTTGCCGCGCTCGTCGCACACTTTCCGGGCGGCGAGCACGGCCTGCAGGCAGACGGCGCTGGCCAAGGCAAGGACAGGCTGCGGACGGATGGCGGTCGCCAGGTTGTAGGCCATCACCTCGGCGATGAAGCCGGGCACGGTCAGTAGGTGTTCAGGAAACGGCCCCGGATCGGCCGGTCCCGGCGGTGTCGTTTCTTTCTCCCAAAGCTGCGCCCAATGGTTCTCGGTCAGAGCCGTGGCAATCTGGTCGGGCTCGTAGCGAGCCACGCTTTCGGCGATCCGTTCGACCTCGGACGGCGACAACGGCGGTGAACAGCGGTCCTGGTTGGCTCGGTTGAGGGCAGCCGCAATCTCGGCGCGCGACATTCCGACGCGGCGCATGGCGCCCGCCAGGCTGGCCAGGGTGCTATTGCGCTGGCCGCTAGGGATCGTGTTCGCACCGGCGGGCAGGGCCGCGACACGTGGCGACGTGCGCGACCCTGTGGCCAATCGATCGAGCGCGTCGGCAAGCCAGGGGGGCGGTTCGGGCAGCCGGTCGGGCGGCACGTCCAGTTCCATGCCAGGCGCCCAGCGATACGGCCGGTTGCCGGTCAGCACTGAGGGCGGCACGACGACGTAGCCGCCGTCGGCCCGCGTATCGACCTTGGGCGCCAACTTGGCGGTTGTGTTGCGCCATCCGCGGCCGGCCGGCTGCCGGAAGAAATACTGCCGGCCGCCGTTGGCGGTGCGCGACAACGGCCCGCAGGCCAATTCCGCCAGCTTGTCACCCTCGTCCGCCAGCCACGCGTTCTCCTTCGAGTCGACGTCGACGACCAACAGCCCGGCGGTGGCCATCGCGATGTTGGCGCTGGGACATTGTTGCCACCAGCGTTCAACTTGTGCTGCATCGGTCGTGGCATCCTGAAAACCGTTTTTTGTGATCGGCGTCTTGCGGCCGGGCGCGCAGGGGAAGATCGGATAGCCGAGCTCCGCGTACTGTAGTGCGGCTTCCAGCAGATCATTCATTACGGTTGCGGTATCCTAAACGCCACAGCGCCCGCGCTGCGTCCTTCGCAAACCGCTCGACGAACGTCTCGTCGATGTGCCAGCCGGCCGCGTGGACCATTTCATGGATCAGCACTTCAAGCCGCTGCTCACCGCGCAGGCTCGACGAGATGCGGATCTCTTTGCCACGCTGATCCGGCTGGTCGCAGTCGCCCCGGTTGGCCATGTTCGGCGCGAAGCGCAGTTGCCAGAGCTTGCCCAACACTTTGATTCTCATGACCGGCTCTGGGCTACTTGGCTCGCGGACCGCCTCAATTCCCCCAGTGCCGGCGGATCGTCTTCCATCTCCAAATCGGCCGGCGCGACGTAAACGACCGGCATGCCGAGTTGCCGTGCCAGTTCGATCTCCGCTCGCACGCCGACACTGTCCCGCCAGCCGTTGAGCGTGAGCACGGCCAGCACGTCGCAGAGCACCAGGTATTCGCGGTCCAGCCGCGACCAGTAGTCCCAGCCGGTCGGGAGGCCGTAGCGGGCGATCGGGTGGCTATGGACAATGGGCGCGAACGTCGCCACGCCGGCTTTGAGCAAGGCAGCCGCGGCGCGACAAGCTTCGTCGAACCGGTGTTGCCTCACCAGGTGGCTGGGATGGCTATACGGGCTGGCCAGGTAAATCATCGCTCGCTCCCGCGGCTGGGTAGGTCGATCAGTTCGGGCCGCGTCTCCTCGAAGTGCATCAGCGCGAACAAGTTCCAGGCGGCGTGCGCGAGATGGTCTTCCGTCGCGTCGCGGCTCATCCACAGATTGATGTGCCGCAGTGCGTGGTTCATCAGCGCCGAGGCAGGCATGCCCAACTCCCAATTGCGTTCGCCGTGCCTGGCCGCACCTTCGGCGTAGGTTTCCGCCAGGCGGCGCAGTCCGATCGGCGTGATCAGGTCGTAACGTTCCGATTCGGCGTCGCCCGAACGCTGAGCGCCGGTTGGAAACTGAATGATCGTGGGCGGTTCGGTCACGTTGTTAACCCTCTCCAGGACAACAGCGGCAGCAGACGTGGCACTTGCCGCAGTCGGCGCACCCGCCTGTTTCCGCAACCGGGCGATCGCAGTCGGTGCAGGTCATTTCGTCTTCCGTGATCGTTTCGTTGGGCATGCGTTTCCTTTACGATGTTGACGTTTCGTGATCTTGTAGCACGGAGCCCACAGCGGGCGGCCGTCGATGCTGCGGACGGGCTTTCGGCCCACGACGAGCCGGCCTTCCTTGGCGGCGGCCTTGAGACGATTGAGAATCACCAGTCGCGACCGGCCGGTCTGCTCGGCAAGTTCGGTGACCGTCGCGCCGTCCTGATGACTGCCGTCGATCCTCTCGACTTCGGCGAGGAGTTCTTCGAGCGTGATGTTCATTAGTGGTTTCGCTCCCAGGCCTTGTAGCACGGCAGGCACACGTGCGTGTGCCGCCGGCGATCCTCCACCCGGACGACACTCGTTTCCCCTTTCCACCGCCCGCAGAGAAACGCCACGATCCCTCCGTGATGGCTGTGGACGATATGCCGGTGTCCACGAACGTCGAGACCAACGCAGACAACCGACAACCTTTCGAGGGGAGCATCCGGGGGTTTGGCTTCCGTAGTCATGCTGCTTTGGACCTCCCGATATCTCGGACCCAGTGCCTTGTGTGCAGTTCTTCATCGCCCTGCCGGATCAGGCTGCCGCCGATCTGCGGAGTCGTCTGACGGCAACCGGCCACCTTGTAGGCGAACGGTGTTTTTAATTGCCAGGCCGGCGTTACAAACGAGATCGAATAGCCATGCTGCGACGGGATGCGGATTTCGGAACACCGATGGCGGTGAGAACGGACAACGACATCGGGCGGCGTGTGCCCCCAGCGGCCGGCTTCGACAAAGGCATGGACGAGCTCGGCATTGACGGCCGACGTCTCGTGTTGGCTCGACGACGTTGTACCGATGTGGTGGTTGAAATGCGCCAGGCGTCCCTCGCCGAACGTCTTCCACAGTTCGTACCGCGCGTGCTGGCCTTCCTCGTTGGGCACGGCGCCGAGTTGTTTCGCCAGCCTTTCTTCATGGACTCCCTGTTCGCCGACGTGGGCCGGCGTGCCGCGCACCATGTAGAAACGCCCCTTGCACCGCTCGACGATCGGCTCGAACACCTCGCGGGCGATCTCGCACTGGTCTTCCAGGTTGTGCGAAATCTGCGACGTGGCCCGATGGTGGACACCCTCAATCACATCGCCATTGACGACGACGGAATACGGTTCTCCATGCGTGACGCTCGGCACCCAGGTTTCCCAGAACTCGATCCACCAGTTCCACACGACGCGCTGCAGCCGGCTGGGCATGTAACGGCCGCCGTCGTCGAGCCGCGCGCCGGTCGGCGGACATAACCCAAGCCGGCAGCCGCAATGCGTGTCGCTGACAACGACAATGCTGCCCGTCTGGTTGGACTTTTTGCGTCTGGGCATTGTTCAATTCGTCGCCGGTTGGGATGGGTGAACGAAGGGGAACGTGCGATTCAAGAATTCGCCGCACCAGTTATTGGCGAGCGTCAGTGGCCAATCGTGGAGGATCGCCAGCCCCGGTGGCGAATCCTCTGTCGGTTCAATCTCCGATGCCTGAGGTGGGAAACGCCGGCAGTGGCCAAGGTCGCTTTCGGCATGCACACGCTCCCAGAACCGGCAGCGAGAACAACGTGGGGGCATAAGGCAATCCTTCCAATCAAAACGGAATCTCGTCGTCGGGTGATTCCTCGTAGAACTCCAACACTTCCGCCGGCACGGGCTCGGGCATCGGCCCCAGTTCGTAGTCGACAATTCGCTCATACGGTTCGCCGGCGACGGAGCGGACGGTGATGATTTTGGTCGCCGCCACGCCGCCGCCCTCGGCAATTTCGACGGCCCGCTCGGCCGTGTCGGGCACCGGATCGGGCGAGCGGCGCTTCCACCAGGCGATCGCCTTCTGCCGGGCGAAACCGGTGTGCTCGAAGCAGACCCATTCCGACTTGTAGTCGTGCCAGCCGACCCGGTAGTCGACGCGCATGGTCTTCGGGTCGTCCTCGCTGGCGCCGCGTTTTGTGTGGACGCTGTAATACGTCTCGCTGACGCTGTGCGTGGTGACCGTCACCTGGCCTGAAAGAATGCCGGCCTCGCTGGCCCGAGCGTCGTGCTTGCGGCGCTCGGGCGGCGGGAACTCGTGTCCGCAGTCCGGGCAAACGGCATAAGCCGTTGCGATCACTGAATGGCACTCGGGGCATTCCTTGGCGGGCGCTTCACCGCCGGCGCCATTCGGTTGCTCTTTGACTTTGATTTGGTCGACCGGGCCGTGGCGGAACACGTTGCCGCCGTAGTCCAGCACGAGGCAATTGGACTTGCCCGGATGCAGGCGGAAACCGCGGCCGACCATCTGGTAATACAGCCCTGGCGACATCGTCGGCCGCAGCAACACGACACAGTCGATGTTCGGCGCGTCGAAACCGGTCGTGAGGACGTTGACGTTGCACAGGTACTTCAGGGGCGCGTGCGCGAATAAGCCATTCGCCGCGGCCCCGCGGAACCGGGCCAAAAGCTCGTCGCGCTGGGGCGCCGGCGTTTCGCCGCAGACGAAGCCGCACTCGATGCCATGTTTCTCCTCGAGCACGCGCGCGACGTGCCGGCCGTGCTTGACGCCGCTGGCGAAGATCAACACGGCGCTTCGATCGGCAGTGAACCCGAGGACTTCGTCGCACGCCGCCTCGACCAGCGCGTCGGTGTCCATCAGGTCTTCCACCTCGTCCGTTACGAACTCGCCGCCGCGCACGTGCAGGCCACTGGTGTCCGCCTTGACCGAACCCGATTTGCTGACGAGCGGGCAGAGGTAGCCGCCCACAATCAGTTCCTTGATGCCGATCTCGTAGCAAACGGCATTGAGAAAATGGTCCGGCGAGCAAATCATCCCCGACTTCAAGCGGTACGGCGTCGCAGTCAGGCCCACGACGCGCAGGTGCGGATTGACCGTCCTGGCATCGGCCAGGAACTGCCGATACATGCCGTCGCCCTCGGTGGGGATCATGTGGGCCTCGTCCACAATTACCAGGTCGAAGGCGTCCAGCTCGCAGGCCCGCCGGTAAACCGACTGGATGCCGGCCACAGTCACCGCGCGGTCGGTATCGCGCCGCCGCAGGCCGGCGGAAAAGACACCCACTCTCAGCTCGGGACAGACTGATTTGAGCTTGTCGACAGACTGCTCGAGCAACTCTTTGACGTGGGCCAGCACAAGCACGCGGCCGTCCCATTTGGTGACTGCATCTTTGCAGATCGTGGCCAGGATCGGCGTCTTGCCGCCGGCGGTCGGGATCACCACGCACGGGTTGTCGTCGTGTTCGCGGAGATACCGATACACGGCGCTCACGGCTTCGTTCTGATAGGGCCGCAGTGCGATCATCAATTGCCCGTCGTTCGCGATTCAATTCTTGTGCCGACATGCACAATCGGAAACTGCTCTCTCGCCAGCCGCTCGATCTCCCGCTCCAGATACCAGCGTGCCTTCCTCAGGTCTTGAAGCTTGTCACCTTTGCGTCCGGCGCGGGTGATGTACTTGACCGCGTTGCCCAGATGGAAACCAAGCTCCCAAGCTTCGATGGCATCGATCGGTTCGATGCGACTGAAGGTGTAATGCGCCGGATGGTTGATCGGATCGTCAGGCAGCGTCATGTCCCAGTTCCCCGATTCGCACGAGCGTCCGGCCACCGGCAACCGGTCCGCACTTTTCGATCGACAGCTTCACGATCTGGCAGTCGTCGTGGTACGCCCCGCCTTGTTCCAATGCATCGAGCAATGCCTTTTGCACGTTGTCGATATCTCGGCGCCGGCGGTCGGGTGGACAGACCTGGATTGCAATTTCCAGCGGCCCGTCGATGGGCTTCGCGCCGGCCGCCGCGAGGATCGAGCAGACCGTTTTTCGGAACGCCCGGCCCTCGCTGCTTATCAACGTGCGTAAGCCGACCCGTCGCCAGTAGTGGTTGATCGACGGCGGGTACGGCAACTGAAATTCCACGCTCACGGACGTCTCCACGGCGGCGTGTTGGTCGCGGACTGCAAGGGCTTCCCGCCGGCCGCTTCCTTCCTGGCGTACCCCTTGATCTCGTTGGTGATCTCGTCGGTGTCGGCCCGCTTCTTGCACTTGACCGAAATCACCAGCGGCAGGTCGTGCAGCTCGATGCTGTCGTTGGGAGCCATCACGCCAACCGCGCGGCAGATGGCCGACAGTTCGGCCCGCGCGATCTTGACCGCCGTGTCGTTCGGGTTGTCGAGGTTCAAGCGGGCCCATAGGAAGCGGCCCTTGTATTCGCCTTCGATGATCTGGAAGGTGAACTGCAGGTAGCTGCCCGTGCCGGCCTTGTTCGGCTTGACCTCGCTCTCGGTGATCACCGCCAGGTACTTGCCGGCAGGAATGGGTTCAAAGTCCGTGGTCGGTTCGACCTGATTCGCATCGAAGCCTTGCAGATTGGCCATGTGTGTTGCTCCCATGAAGTGAGTCAAGTACGGGTTGCAAAGCGTTATGGCCGTGGAGCTTGACCACTCTCCCATTCGCGCTGGCGCTTATCCGCCGCGCACTAAGCTGGTCCTGTCAAGT